AAGTTGCGATTTAACATATTTTGATTTAGAGATAAATAGCGGCGAAATATATCATTTATGCGAAGATACAAAACTTTTATATTGCGGATCTACAAAGTTCATTAAACGTGATTTTTTGGGTGATTTAAGATGCCCAGAGATAAGATTTGCTGAAGACCAAGAATTATATATAAAAATGCTAGAAAAAAACCCAACAGAAGAGTTTACAGGAATAGTTCTGAAACATTATAACTATCCAAGAATTAACTCACTTTGCTATTTGAAAAACGAAGAGGACAAAAAATGTATGATGCAATAAATATTTATTACAAGAATCATTTAGCTGAAATAGGCGGTATTGAAACCATGACCTATAATTTGGCTTACAAATATGCCAAAAGTAAAGATATATTATTTCTTATAGGCGATGGTGATCCAAAACAAATAAAAAGACTATCAAAAATAGCAAAAGTAGAGAAATACAACCCAAGCAAGCAGTATTTTTGTAAAAAAGTATTTATTACATATGAAACATATGTTCCAGAAAACATTCACGCAGAACACCGTGCAAGAGTATCGCACGGAGATTTAATTGAGATACAGTCGCACGGATGGGATTTACCAAAAGACGAAACAATAACAGAAGATTACGGGGTATCAAAAAACACGTGTGAAACAGTAAAAAAGGTAATGGGCAAAAACGCTATCTATTGTCCAAATCCATTCATTAAAGAGGAAATTAAACCATTGCTAAAATTAATAAGTCCTCAAAGGATGACATGGGAAAAAGGAAAAGAACGAATTAAAAAGATAGCTTCTGAACTCGACAAAAAAGAAATACCTTATCAATGGCTTGTATTTTGTAATTACGAAAAAGAAGTACAAGACATGGATAACCCAAACATTATATGGGTTAAATCAAGATTAGATATTAAATCTTATATCAAGGACGCAGATTATCTTGTTCTGGTAAGTGACAACGAAGGAAGCCCTATGGCTCCACAAGAAGCCCTTATGTGCGGAACACCAGTAATCGTTACTGATTTACCTTGTTATAAGGATTTAAGCATTGATTCAAGTAATGGATTTATATTAAAAAAAGATCTATCAAATCTTGATGTCAATGAAATATATAACAAAAAAGACACTTTCAAGTTTAATTGGAATCCTCCTAAAGATATTTGGGGGGATATTTTGTTAGATGGAAAAGTAGAAAAGGAGTATCAAGAATATATGTTAATTAAAGTCAAAGCTACATCATTATCCCAAGATACAGGTTTAAGCATATCTGAATTAGGAAGAATAGCAAAACCTGACGAAGTATTTGAGATAGAAGAATCAAGACTAAATAAACTGCTAAACAACCAATATGGAGCGTTTGTTGAGGTTATTCCTCAAGAAGTAGTTATTGAAGAAACAACAGATGTAGCAAAGCCAAAAAAGGCAACAAAGAAAACAAAATAGCAAGGTCGAGGTGCAAGTTCCGTTTAACCAATAGATATATGTCTTTAACGAGATAACCAAGAGAACTGCAGTCCACATATATTTAAGTTAATAAAAGCACCTCTTTATAATATATAGTCCAACCATAGACTAAAAGGAGGTTATATGGCTACCAAACCACAAACCGATAGTAAGCACGCAGGTGGAAGACCGCCAAAATACAAAACAGCTAAAGAAATGCAAGTATTAATTGATAAATACTTTGATAGACAAGATAAAGAAGGAAGACCTTATACTGTCACAGGATTAGCTTTAGCATTAGATATGTCAAGACAAGACCTTGTAAATTATCAAAACAAAGACGAGTTTTTTGACACTATAAAAAAAGCAAAACAAAAAGTCCAAGAATATAACGAAGAAATACTGATAAATGGCAAGAATGTTGCTGGAGTTATATTCAACATGAAAAACAATTTCGGTTATACAGATACACAAACAATTGATAATAATGTTAATCAAACGGTAACAATTAAGGTTAAGTTAGATTAATGAATTATGAAGTTGAAATACCTAAAAAGGCATTTAATAAGTCGTTTGCTGACGTATTATATAGCACAAAAAGGTATCTAGTTATATATGGAGGAGCGGGATCTGGTAAAAGTTACTTTGTAGGGCAAAGATATATATTAAAACTACTTACAAAGAAATGTAACTTACTTGTAGTAAGAAATACAGCACGTTCCAATAGAGATTCAACATTTGCATTATTGTCACAAATTATCTATTCATGGGGATTAGACCAATTATTCACTATAAACAAAGGTGATTTAAGAATAAAGTGTGTAAATGGAAACGAAGTAATATTCGCAGGACTAGATGACGTTGAAAAATTAAAATCTATTACGTTCTCAAACGGAGTTCTAACTGATATATGGGTAGAAGAAGCGTCTGAAATTAAAGAAGCCGATTTTAACCAGCTAGATATACGTTTAAGAGGACAAGGAATAGACAAACAAATTGTATTAACATTTAACCCAATTGATGTAAATCATTGGCTTAAAAAGAGGTTTATTGATGTTAAGAGCGATGATGTTCTAGTTCATCACTCAACTTACAAAGATAATGAGCATTTAGATGCTGATTATATAAAACTATTAGAGAGTTATAAAATAACAGATCCCTATTATTATCACGTTTATTGTTGTGGTTTATGGGGTGTATTAGGGAACACGGTGTTCGATGCTAATAAAATTAGTAATCGTTTGTTATCTCTTCCGCCCATTATTAAAAAAGGGCATTTCTTGTACGACTATGATGGCCTCCATATCACCAACATCAAATGGTGCGACGATGTAAATGGCTGTATTTCAGTTTTTGTTTATCCTTCTAAAAACAAAAAATATGTAGTAGGAGGTGATACTGCAGGGGAAGGCAGTGACTATCTAGTCGGTCAAGTTCACGACCAAGACGGCTATCAAGTAGCAGTATTAAGACAGCAGATGGACAGTGATTTATTCACTAAACAAATCTATTGTTTAGGAAAGTATTATAACTATGCTTTATTAGGCATAGAAGTTAACTTTGATTCATTTCCTATTCAGGAACTGCAAAGACTAGGCTATTACAACATGTATAGAAGGGAAGTTAATGACACTGCGTTAAACAAGTTAAAGAAAACATATGGATTTAGGACTGATAGCTGGACAAGACCAGCAATTCTAAATAGACTTATTGAAATAGTAAGAGACCATCCAGAGTTCTTCAATGACAAAATGACACTTGAAGAAATGCTTACATTTGTTCGTAATGAAAAAGGAAGAATGGAAGCAAAAAGCGGCAGTCATGATGATTTAGTTATGGCAGATGCTATTGCTTTTGAAACACTTACTCAATTAAGAGTAAGCAAAGAAAAAACTAAAAATAAATTAGATAGATTTAACGATGATCCAGAATACGAAACTAAACAAGGTTTTAATGATTACTGGGGATAGGAGAATTATGGAAGTTATATTAATTATCTTAACAAGCGCTATTATAGGCGCTTTATTTAATGTTGCTCTTGAGTATGGTAAACGAGTTGGCGAAAAGAAAGCCAAAGAAACATACGACAAAGAACAAGTTATAGAAGTAAATAAAAAGAATCAGAAGGCTTTCAAACAAGCTAACGAAATGGCTAACTTTAACGGATAGGAGGTTTTATGCAACAAATAGAATTAGAAGAAGAGAAGAAACCTAAAAAATCAATTACAGATCCTAGCAAAGTATGGAATGAGTATCAAAAACTAATTGCATATATGACGGAAAAAAACGTCTATAACATAGTTAAGAAAAACTCTAACTTCTTTGAAGGGAGACAATGGGAAGGTTTAAGCGATGATGTTCAAATGGCAAAACCTGTAATGAATACGTTACAACGTATAGGAAAATATCAAATCGCTATGCTTTCAAGTAATGATGTAGGCGTATCTATTAAGTCTTTGTTAGGTAATGAAGACGAAAACAAAAATCTAAACGTTGTAGCAAATGAAGTTAAAGACGTAATAGAACAAGCAAAAATTAAAGAAACCGCAAGATTAAGTATCAGAAATGCTTATATCGGTGGATCAGCTTATATGCACCAGTTCTTTAATCCTGATTTTGAAACTGGACAAGATTCAAAAGGAAGAATAGAAAACGAAATAGTTGACTGTAGAAGAATGTTGTTTGGTAATCCTTACAGTGCTGACATTCAAAAACAACCATATATC